GGAAAGACACAAGCTCTATTGAGCTGTGGCTACACTGCGTAGGAGTTGGTGGTCGGATTGCCAACGCTGGTGTGCCGGTACAGAATGCGTTTTACCGCGCGTTTCCGGAATCCAAGCGTGGGGCGAGAGGCTATGAACAGTCCCGAACAAAGCACAATAAGATGCAGTACCTGACTAGAGGCATGGATGTTCGACTTGATGGAGAGATCGATGAGAGCACCAGGATTTCCTACTACTTAGGAACTGGCATTTTGCCGAGTGACCAGATCGCGTTTGAAAACGACTTTGCCGCGCTCAAGAGGGGTGACGCTTTTACCCGTTCAATTGACGAACAAGAGCATCAGTGCCGCCTGGCTATGACACGTTGGGTAGGCGCATGGGGTCGCGACACATAGACCACCTAAAACGGGCACCGTACTAAGTGAAGGCATTCGCGGAATGTCTAGAGACTGCACGGGTGGGCCGCAAGGTATGTCGCGATGGACAGTCCCCGGTTATCAGACGGGTATCCCATACATCTGAGAAAGAGAGAGAGAGAGAGAGAGAAATGCCGAATGATAGTAGGCAGAAACGACAACAACAACAACCGAAGCGAGGAAAGCGAAGCTTGCGCCATCAGGCCAACGAGCTGTTTAGCCTCCCAACCATGTCCGACCAATGTGTGGCGGACTACGCTGTGTCCAGTTTGGACCCTTTTAATGTGGATCTACACCCATGTGTCCCAATGTTTCCGTCAGTGAGGAGCAACAAGCCCACTGCGAATATTGAGAGGTACGTGGGCACGACCAGTGCCACAACAGGCACTGGGTTTGTGATCATCAAGCCCGTGTTCAGTAACGACATGATTAACGTCATCTACTCTGGCACTAGCGCCTTCGCCCTGGAGACAGTTTGTACTACTGGTGGGGAGGCCGGCGTGACCCACGGAAACCCTAGTACGGGGTTCGCCTCCGCCTCTTTTGGCGTCGGTGAGCTTGAGTGCCGGTGTGTATCCATGGGCGTGCGTGTCGCGTTTAGCGGCCTAGCTGACCAAGAGGGTGGCGAGATTTATGCTGTCTCTGAGGACAATGGCAATTCCCTTCTGGGATTTGGTGTCACAGACTTCACTGGGGAGAATGGATATTACCAGGGCCCGTGGAGAGGGTCCTTAGCGACTGCAGGTGGCGGCGGAGGAGCCGGCGCCCCTGGCAGACAGGAGATGAACTGGTACCAGGCGTCGTGGCAACCCTCGCGGGACAGCGACTTCTCGTACAACGTCACTGGAGCCCCGGTCGGCGCCGAGTTTTCCTCTGGGATTCTCATCAAGGGCGCTGGTCTTGGGCAAAGGTTCCTGATTGAAGTAGCCACACACTGGGAGCTCGTGGGCGACCTAGCACCTCCTGGCACAAAGTCACATGCAGACAGTGCCAAGACGGAGAAGGTGATCTCGGCGCTGGACAATATGCCACCCGCTGCACGCGCGAAGGCGAGCAATGGGGGCCCCGACATGATGACCGCGATGATGAATATCGTCGCACCAGAGCTCAGTATTGTTCCCAATTTCCTAGGGGGCATGCTAGCTTCTGGAATGTCTGACCTTTGGGGTGGAGCAGGTCTAATGGTAGAGGACTTGACCGGTCCCGGCGTGGTGAGCACCGCCATGCCGATCATCGAAGAAATCGGAGAACTTGCTGTGGAGTACAGTGGGTTTGCACCGTTGTTGGCACTGATGCTGTAGGATGTCAGTGATCTCCAAGAGTAAATGCTCTTGTACACTAATGAGCGGGGGGTTGCATGTGCAAAACGTGCATCACCACGTGTAAGGCACTAAAATGTGACCGAATCTGGAATCTGGGGGGAGAAGCGGACATAACCACCACCGACACGCGCGCGTTGCGCTCCGTGCGGGAGGACATAAGGTATCCGTGGGTTGGCACCACTTAGTGGGGCCATTCGTGGGGACCCAGTCAGCAATGGCTGGAAGCAACCCAACTGAACTCTGAGATGTA